GGGAATTTATTGAGTAAATCTGGTTCATTTTTGGGAAATTCACTGAAGGCTGCTGGGTCTATTTTGAAAGGAATTCCGATAATCGGGTCGTTGATTACTATTGGTATTGAATTATTCACTGGTAATTTACGAAATGCGTTTAGTCCAAATGGTGGATTTTTTAATGCTATTGGAAGTGCGATTTTATCAATACCTTATGGTATTGCAGATTTAGTAGTGTCAGGTTTAGAATTTATTCTTGGTGATAGTTTACTAAAACCAGTAAGAACAGTGCTAGATTCTTTAGGTGCTGGCATTATGGCTGGATTAAATACACTTATGGCAGGTATAGCGAAATCGATTTCTTGGTTCACTGATTTTCTACCAGATGATTCCAAATTAAAACAAATGGTAAAAAATTGGAGTGATAATGCATCTCGGGTTGCGGAAGATTCGCAAAAAACTCTTTCTAGAACCATGAATGGTGAAACTTTAGCTAACATTTCTAAAGAAAATAAAAAAATCGCAGAGCGGCAATCTGAAAAAGATAAATCATTGAAAGTTGATACTAAGTCGGAGCCAACCAAAAAATTATCTGACCCATCAACCACAAAATCAGAAAATAACGTTGGTGATAAAAATAACTCTGATGCAGACCCAACATTACAAATTTTGAATTCTATTCTGTTAGTATTGACAGAAATTAGAGATACAAATAAACTAAGTCAAATAGATCCGGAGTTAAATCCAGTTAAGTTTTCTTCTGCACTAGAAACACCATTTGGTAATCTATCTGGTGCGCAACAAAGAATTCTGCGTCAATCATAAGGAAAAATAGATGGCACAATTAGAAGCATATTGGAAAATTGTTGGTACTAAGACCAGACAGGAAATTTATACACCGACTGAGGTAGATGGATTTTCATCATCTGGTCAATCATCAGTTTTACCATCATACAATAAAGAAGTTGACTGGTACTCTAAGGTCATGCGGGGTCCAGTTACTAGAATGAACTCATATGTGCAATACAACAGTATGGATAACGATGTTGATGTTGCAAGAGGATTGGATATTATTGCGGAAGAAATGACACCAATGGATGAAAAAACTAAACTTCCATTTGTCATTGATTGGCAGACTGAAGATAATGAAGACATTTCTGATGCTACAATTGTCACCGTTCGTGCCGCATTAAGAGAATTTTGTAAGATACAAGAAATTCAAAAAAGAAAGTTTGGTATCGCTAGAGACGTGGCTAAGTATGGAGATGCGATTTTTATCAAGCGGTCAGATACAAGAAAATGGAAATTCGTTCAGCCAAATTGTATTGTTGCAATTGAAGTTGATGAAGATGATGTTCCTGTATTTTATCACATAAAAGAAGAAACTCAGATAGACCAAATGGCACAGAACATTTGGTCGAACATAAATGGTACAGGAATGCAAACCGAAGGCGCCGTTAAAAAATATTCTGCGGATGCGGTCGTTCATTTCTCTAATTGTGATGAAATGTCCGGCTCTACTCCTTTTGGGACATCGTTACTAAAGCCCATTTATCGTGTGTTCAGACAATACACGATGTTAGAAGATGCAGTAGTAATTTACAGAATTGTGAGAGCCCCAGAACGTCGAGTATTTTATATTGACGTTGGCAACATGAACCCAACTCAAGTAAAAAGATACTTGGAAAACATCAAAAATGAAATGCGACAAAAAAGAGCGCCAACTTCGATGGCTGGTGGTAGAGAAATGGTTGATGGTCAGTATGATGTCGCCTCAATTCAAGAAGACTTCTTTTTCCCTGTTACTGCGGGGGGTAAAGGTTCTAAAGTTGAAACTATTCCTGGTGGTTCTGAAGATTTCGGCTCCAACTTACTTAGGCAGTTCCAGCAAAAAATGTTCCGTGGTTTAAGAATACCAACTTCTTATCTCGGTGATACTGGAGCAGATTCCCAACAACCACAATACAGTGACGGTAAGGTTGGTGTTGCATATTTTGAAGAACTTCGCTTCGCTAATTTTATTATTCGTCAGCAAAAGTACATGAATGATGTGTTTGATAAACACTTCAAAATTTATTTGAAAGTTTGTGGGATTAACGTTGATACTGAATTGTTTAACATTTCGTTACCTGCACCAGAAAACTTCGCATTGTATAAACAAGCTGCGGTTGATGCCGACCTTATTAATGGGTTCTCGAACATTCAAGAAAGTAAATTCTTATCTCGTAGATTTGTTCTAAAGCGTTATCTTGGTTTGACCGATGATGAAATTCAGATGAACGAAGTTCTACTTAAAGAAGAAACTGGTATTAAAGATACTGATAAGATTTCACCACTTCAACAAATTTATGATCCGGCCGTTTATGAAAATAGAAAAGCTATTGTCAAAAAACTACCAAAAAACATCGATAATGAAGATGGGGGTTCGGGTGAAGATGATATGAGTATGGGAGATATGAGTATGGATGGTGGTGATGATGCTAGTATGGAAGTAGATTCTCCGGCGCCAGAAGAACCAACTCCGGAACAACCTAATATTAAAAAATAAAAAAAGGCCCAAATGGGCCTTTTTTTATTTCATAATGTGGAATAGTGTAAATAAAGAAAATAAGGGATAAAAAATGGAATTTTTATCAGAACATTTAACACCAAACATGACTAAAATGTCAGAAATCCGAAAGGGTAAGGATTTATATCTTTCTGGATTGTTTATGGTTGGTGAACAACAAAATGGGAACCGTAGAGTTTATCCGAAAAATGAAATTGAACGGGCTGTATCCCAAGCTAATAGTCAATTACAAGAAGGTTATTCTATTATGGGTGAATTACAACATCCAAATACTATGACCATTAATTTAGATCGAGTATCGCACATCATCACTGAACTCAGGGTGGAAGGCGCGAATGCTTATGGGAAAATGAAAATTGTGGATACTCCCTGCGGGATGATCGCAAAAGCTCTTCTCGATGGTGGTGCAAAACTGGGAGTGTCCTCTCGTGGCACTGGCAACCTTAGTGAATCGGGGATTGTTTCAAATTTCGTGTTTTCAACTATTGATATTGTCTCTGTCCCAAGTGGACCAGGATGTTATCCAGATATGGTTTACGAATCTCTACAACAAGGGAAAATTCAGTCATTGGCCGAAGCAGCGGTTCATGATGCGAAAGCCCAACAATTTTTACTTATTGAACTTAAAAAGTTCATGGATTCGATTATTCGTAAGTAAAATAAATTTTTGGTCTGTAAATACTTTAAGTTAAATTTAGAGGTTAATTATGGACGACCCAAAAGATTTTATTAGAAATGGTTTGATGGCATTAATCAGGGGTGATGAAGAAACTGCGAAAGCCGAATTTGTCGCTGCGATGGAAATCAAAACTGAAAAGATTATCGATTCAATCACTATCAACAGTGATTGGGAAGATGAAGTAAAATAAATTAGTTTATTTTATTTTACTGTAAATAGTATTGAATAAATTCACAAAAGGAGATTAGAATGGAAGAAATCCTGAAAGCGGTTTTATCTTCAGAAATCCTGAGTGAAGAAACTAAGACACAACTCACAGAACATGTTAAGACTTTAGAAAAGTCTCTACGTGAATCAATTGAAACCGAAGTTCGTGCTGAACTTGCGGAAAAGTGGGTCCAAGAACGCGACGAACTTGCGCAAAAAATGGAAGTGTTTGTTTCTGAATCTCTGCAACAAGAACTAACTGAACTGCGCGATGATATTAAGCAGTTCCGCAATCTTGAATCTGAATACGAAGCAAAGTTGGCTGAACAACGTGTTCTAATGGCTGAAGAAGTAGTTGCCGAAAAGCAAAAGCTTCAATCAGCACTAGAAGAAGAATTGGAAACTCTGGTTGATAAGCTAGATGAGTTCCTGGAAATTCGTCTGTCAGAAGAACTGACTGAGTTGGCTGAAGATATCCAATCAGTTAAGAATTCTAAGTTGGGCCAAGAAATGTTCGAAGCCTATGCTGAAATCTTCATGCGTTCACATCTGTCAAAAACCGGCGTGATGAAGAAGCTAGAAGAAGCTGAAAAGCAAGTTGAACTTCTGTCAACTAAGTTGGAAGAATCGACAATGGTTGCTGCGGACTTAATCCGTGAATCAAAGATGACTAATCTCCTGTCGAACCTTTCTGGTTCCAAGCGCGAGCAAATGGAAATCTTGCTGAAGGGCGTTGCCACCGAACGTCTTGAAGAAACCTACAAACAATTTGTTGGACGTATCATGAAAGATGAACCTCAAGTTCAAATTTCAGAAAGCTCACAACAAACTACGGTGAAAACTGGTGATGCAGTAGTTATTACTGAATCCCAATCAAAATCTGCAGTCGATGACGACTTCAGAAAAGAACTACAGCGTCTAGCTGGTATTACAAAGTAAATTGTCATAAAGGAGAATTTAATATGAAGCTATTTGAACAATGGCAAGAAAACAAGGAAAGCCTGCTGGACGGTATGACTGGTTCCAAGCGCGCAATTCTGTCACAACTGCTTGAAAACCAAAAAACCCTAACTGAGTCAATGGACACTGGCACCACTGCCGGCGCCATCTCAAACTTCCAAAAGATCGTTTTCCCAATGCTGCGCCGTGTTATTCCTGGCACCATTGCGATGGATCTGGTCGGAACCCAGCCAATGACTGGTCCAGTCGGTCTGGTTTACACCCAACGTTGGGTTTTTGGTAAGGCTGCTGATGGCAATGGCGATGCATCAAATGACATCTCAGCCGGCGACGAAATGTTTGCAAATAACAGCAAGATGAAGCGTTTCTACTCAACTTCAAACGTTGGTACAACTGGCTATCCTCCTGCCCTAGCTGCAACTACCTCACTGGGTCAAGCCGCATCAACCGCTGATTACGAAGGTTTTGGTGGTCGTGATATCCGTATGGAAATCCTGAAAAAGACCATCACTGCTGGTTCACGTAAGCTGCAAGCTCGCTGGACTCCAGAAGCTGCGCACGATCTGGCTGCACAGCACAATCTGAACATGGAAAATCAGATTACCGCCGCTCTGGCCGCTCAAATCGCTCATGATATCGACAACGAAATTCTGACCGATCTGCTGGTTCTGGCTGGTACTACTGCTACCTATGACTTTGCAAACCCAATGCCCGGCTTCGCTCCTAACTACGTTGGTGACCGTTTCGCCGAACTGGGTGTCCTGATCGACAAGATGTCACAAGAAATCGGCGCTAAGACCCGTATGGCTCCTGCTAACTGGTTGGTCGGTTCATACTTCATCAATTCAATCCTGCGTTCAGCTTCAAAGAGTGTTTTCGCTCCTGCTGTTCAAGGTTCATTTGGTGATGCTAACGGCAACAAGCTGGTTGGCACTCTGAA